CCCGTTATTGAGGATCGGCAGCATCGAGAACATTTCGGTGCAGTCGGGTGGATTTTTGTCGGCGTGGCGGCCTGTCACGATTTCGTAGGCGAGTTCGCGTGCGCAATGCCGGCAGTCCGGGCCGCCGCCATCGTGCCGGCCGCGAAAAAGCTCGGCGGTGTCGAGCATGGCGAGGCGGTTGGCGGGGATCTGGGTGAGATCGAGCACGGCGGGACTCCTTGGGTATCAGGTTGCCTATAGCACGTCGGATTCGTCGATGTAGCAGAGTGCCGCCTGAGATGTTCCCCGCCCTGAAGGGGGGGCTTGCGGCCGATTTTCGGTCATGCTGCCACACGTAGGGCCGCGTAGCCTATCCGGGTACTTACAAGCCGTCTGTTTTTAGCTGACGGTCCATTACCTTACCATCCACGGCGGCACGATGGCACCCGGCGGCTGTGGCGACGCAGCGCGTCCTTGAGGCGCCTGCTGCTGGCGCCCGGCATCCTTGCCGCCCTCGGGCATGTCGCCCTCATCCACTTCCAAAATGAGCGCCAGCAGGTTGAGCGGCAGCGGCAAGTCCTGCTGCAACGCGGCCTGTCCCTTCTTATCGAATCCGCCCTTGATCGGAATGCGGATGTCGCCGGTGAACAGCGGAAGAATCGTGCTGCCGTAGTTCGGCAGCAGCGGGGGCACCATGTCGGCGGGATTGGTGTCGGCCATGTTGCTCCATTGTGCCACGAGCGGCGGCGGCGACAAGGTGGACGCGTCCGGCTGGTTGGACCCGATCTTGAACGGCCCCGACGCCTGCACGCGCGCGGTGACGCGCGGCAGTCGCTTGCGCTGGCCCTGCACGCTCGGCTCGGACAGGTAGGGCAACTGCACCTGCACCTGGAAACCGAGCCCCACGATGACCTGGGTGGCCGGCGTCGCGAGCGGGATCGTGCCCTGCGGCGTGACCGTGGTCGGCGGGATCGGGGCACCATCGGCCACGCCCACGACCTGCATTCCCGCAAGATACCCCAGGCCCGAGATGGTCGATACCGGCGTGTCCATCGTCCAGTTTCCGGCCGCCTGCGGCAGCGGCAGCGGCGAGGTCAGCGCCCAGTCGCCGTCCTGCTGCACCCAGCCGCTGTTCGGGATGGTCTGAAGAATCGGCGACGTGATGTTGACCGTGACGTGCTCGGTGTCGGTGTAGCCGGTCACCGTCATGATGCCGCCGCCCATGCGGATCACGGCACCCACGCTGTTCATCGAGAACACGCCGGCATTGGCTGCGACAGTGGCGGAGTTGTCCAGGATCGGCGATGCCGCAGCGCCCTGCCCGGCGCCCGTCGGGTCCCTGAAGTCAATCCGGGGATAGACGTAGTTCTGCCCCTGCTGGCCGGCCGCGAAGGCAACCGCCGTAATCACGCCATCCACAATCGTCAGCGTCGCCACGGCACCCGTGCCCGGCCCCTCGCCGTTGGAATCGATCACGACCGCCGTGGTGGCCGGCGAGTAGCCCGAGCCGCCAATCAGCCCCGTCACGCCGGTCAGCGCCCCGAGCCCGGTGGCCGAACTGGCGGTGATCGTCGCGGCCGGATAGATGTGCGGCAGGGCCGTGGCGCAATCGACACACCAGCAGTCTTCGGCCGCGTTCCACAGGCGATTGTCCATCCGCTCGATCGTGTACGCCGTGCCGGCTGGAAAAAACCGCTGCACCGCGACATACGGCGCATTGACCGGCGGCTCGATCACCGAGCACACGCTGACGAACAGCCCCTGCGTGTCGTGGCGCGCCCAGCCGATGACTTCCTGTTCCTCGACGAAGGTCAGGCTCAGGGCGGCGCCATCGTCGCGCACGCCCCACTGGACCTTGTTCGGCTGCCGGCACCATGCCCACTGGCCAAGCGTGAATCCGTTGAACAAGTGCGAGGAAAATACCGTGATGTCCGTTCCGGTATAAATATTGTAGAAATACTGATAGGTCACCTTGTAGACGCTGCTGCCGACCGCGTCGGCGAACAACACGGAATTGCCGATTTGTTGCGGTGGCAATGTCGCGGAAATGCCGTTGAACGTTTGCGGCTGCGCCTGCTGGTCCGATGGCGTGATCGCGACGGGTGAAAGCCCCGAACCGCCAGCGCCGGTCAACTGCCAAAGCTGGGTGCCGGTGAACACCAGAAGGCCGCCCGGCATCGACAGCAGCCATTGGATGCCGTTGACCTGGAGCGACCACGGGCTGCCAACGATGGCGTCGGAATCGATCGTCGGGATGCGCGAATCGAAATTGTGAAAGTTGCCCGGCTGCGTCATCCAGTACGTATCGGGCGAATTGGCGCTGTTCGCGTAAACGCGGCGCTGCTGGTAATAGCTGACGACGCTCGGATAGGTGCCGGTCAGCGGGCCGATGGTCAGCTCTGCGGTCGCGCCCTTGCCGGTTGGGTCGGTAATCGTGATCGTGTCCGTCGCGGCGTAATCGACACCGGCTATCCAGACGAGGATATCGACCAGGACGCCGCCGCTCAGCACCGCCGCCAGAACCGCGCCACTACCGGTCGAGGTATTGATCGTGAACGTCGGATCGGTGAGGTTGGAGCCGCCGGCGGTCACCAGCGCGTCGAGGATCGCGCCCGGCGCGAACGGGTTGAGTGCCAGCGGGGGCACCTGCTGGAAGTCCGGCACCACGTTGTTGTCCACCCATGACGCGCCCGCCACGGTCCCCGCATAGCCGAACGCCGACCCCACCGGTATCGGCACCTGCGCCTCGCCAGCCTTGTAGAGGTTGTAATTGCTCACTCCGGCCACGGGATTCCAGACGACGGTGTTCGCGCCGGCGGTTGCCGCGATATCGACCGCGTCTGGCAGATTGGCGATCGTCGAGGCTATGCTTTCCGAGCCGTTCGTCGGGTCGATCGAGGTGACCTGATATTGGAAATAGGTGGACCCACTGCCGGTGGATGTCGCCGATACGTCGCCGGGCGGTTGGACCGTGGCGCCTACGGTGTAGGCGATGAGACTGAAATCGTCGTCCGCGAACCGCTCAAGCTCCATCGGGGCGTATTCGGCGTTGGTCTGCTGGTTGCGACAGCAGATCGACATCACATCGGCGGACTGCACGAATTTCAACCACGGCAGATCCGCCTCGGCATATGGCGTCGCAAGCGTATAGATGCGAGCGCCGGTGCCCCCGGAAAGATAGGCGCCGAAACCGGTCGAGTCGATGCTGTTGCCATATACGTCGTTCAGTTCGATCGTGGACGAGGTCGCGCCTGCCACCACGTACGTATTGCCGTTCAACTGAATCATGCCGTCAACGTCGGCAATGAATACCCAGTCGCCGTTGGCGAACGGCGCGGCGGCGGTCCAGGTCACATCGAAGGTGGCGCCCCGGCCGGTGCCGGTTGTGGCGGCCTGCGCCACCGGATTGGATGGATGGGCGCTGTAGTTTCCCGCCGTCGCGACGGCGACGGCGTTCGGCACCATGAGCGCCAGATCGAATGTTGCCGTCGTGCCGGAGCCCGATGTGGACCCTTGGGTGAACACGCCCAAGACCGGATTGGCGGTGAAGACGCCTCCGCCGGTCACCGTGACCGCATAGCACCCCATCACGACATCGAGTTCGGCCCCGCTCAGTCCGGCGCCAGTGACCGGCTCGGCCGACAGGGTTGTCGGGTTCGTCGTATAGGCGCCCCCGATCGCGATGCCGAGCACGACGGTGATCGCGCCGCCAGCGACGGTGACGCTGGCCTGGAATTTCGTACCTGTTCCGGTGGTGCCGGTGACGGTCTGCGTGCCGTTGGTGCCCCCTGAGCCGCCGGCGGCGATGGTGGCGGAAACGACCTGCGTCTCATGGACGGTCAGTTGCGCGGGTGTCGATTGCGTACCGCCGGCCGGCACGATGGTATCGCCCGGAGTGTAGGTGACCCCCGGCGCGTTCACCGCGACGCTTTGCAACGTCGTGTTGGTGACCGCCAGGACCGCCGGGGCGCTGTAGGTGCCTCCCGCCAGCGTGATGTCGTCGCCCGGCGCGTAGGTCGCCGTCGCGGTGCTGGCGATGGGCGTGGCGGACGCGCCACTGGACGCGGTGATGCTGACGACGGCGGGGTTGGCGTTGGTGACGCCGGTGATCGCGATCGGCGTCTCGGTGACAAACGCGCCATTCGAAATAACGCGCATGTACTCGTTGCCGAATTCCAGCGCGAGACCCTGCGCCACGCTATACTGAAAGTCGATCAGGCGCGGCGGATAGGCGCGGCCGGTTTGTTTGGAGTAGCCGACGAAGGCAGTGCCTTGGCGAGATATGGCTCCGCCTTGTATAGCAACGATCATGTTGCGTAGGGTCGTTGCGCAAGTATGGTAGGCGGCAAGGTCTACGCGCCCAAAAAGTGATGGGGCTATTTCTCCCTTGCTTACCGCCCATACGCCAAAAGGAACTGCCATGGCTTCGATTACGATTTAGTATGAACTGCCGTCGCCGAAAACGACGCTACCTACGCCGTACCCAAGAACTCCCGGCCCTCCGCCGTCAAAAAAACCACCACGCCCCCATCCCGCATAGCCCGCTCCCATGTTTCTGGCTCGTATCCAATCCGGTGTGTGTTGGAGTGACGAAGCGTTTTCGTCCCCATCCCTCACCCGCGCCGTCCCGATCGCCGCCTTCGCAATCGCGATGGCCTCGCCGCGCAGCGCGCGCCCCTCCTTCTTGTCCGGGTTGCATGGCAGCGCGAGGTGTGTCGCCAGCAGCGCCGCGAACGCTTCCTGGAATAGCGGGTCCCAAAGGTTCGGATACGGGATGAACGCGGTATAGACCAGTTCCGCGCACGGCACGTTCGTCAGGATCACGGTGCGGATATCTGGCGCGGCGCCGCGCGTGTTCCACCATTGCTGCGGCGGGGTGTCGGCGGAGATGGGCAATGGGTAGTTCGCGTCGCTGGCGACGAGCATTCGGGCCGGGATCAAGACGGCGGGCGACTGAAAGGACTGGTCGAACGTGGTCTGCGGGGTCGGCGGTCCCGCGATGTTGCCAGCGGGCGTGCCGCCCGGCGGAAGGGAATTGTTCCACGGGACGAAGCGGGCCGCGATGCAGTCGGGCGGCCACGCGTACTCATAGCACCAGGGCTGGATAACCCGCGAGCCGTACGGCGGCGTCTGGCCTTGCGGCACGGCAGGCCCATAGCCAGGGGCGGCGCCGAGCAGTTGCATCGGCGCCTGCTTACGATGAGTGTTCCAGTAGGCCGCCCGCGTTAGTTGTTCTAAGCACGGAATGTAATGCCGCAACGCGACGCGCGCGGCAGTCGTGCCCTGCTGTATGTCGCCGATGGACTGCTCGGACGCACCGGCCAAATCGAGCGCCCTGTTGACCTGCGATTCCGGCGTCAAAACAAATTATCCTTGCCGCATCACGACATGAACCGGCTCAACCGCGCCCGGAAACGCCGCCTCCTGCTCGCCCTGCTGCTTGGGCCGCGACGCCGCGAAGAACCGCGCCATCTCGTTCGCCATCGCCTCGACGAATCCCACATCCCACTGCGTCGGATCGGTCACCTGCGCGCAATAGGTCGCGATGGCGTCGCCGAGATAGCAGAGGATCACCCGGCCGGGCGGCGTCTGCTGTCCGGCAAGCGGCACCGCGTCGTTGGAGATCTCGAAGTTCTGCGGGTATGGCGTGAAGTTCGGCTGGAAGATCGTCGGCGGCCGGAGCGCCCGCAGCATGACGCAGTTGGCCGGGTAGGCGTACTCGAACAGGTAGGGGCGCGGCGGATTGGCGGCCGGGTTCCATGTCGTGAGGCCCGGCACGTAGCCGCCGGGGGGGGCGGATTTCAGCAGCTCCAGCACCATGTCAAAGCGCGGGAAGCCCCAGTCGGCGTTGCGCAGGAGGGCATCGCGGGTCTGGGAGAAAACCGAGAGCGCGCGCTTGGCGAACTCGCTGCCTTCGAACATGCTGCCGATTCGCTCTGACCGGCCGCTACGGGACAGGGCGACATTGACCAGATCGCTCGGCGAATTTACAGATGCGACCATTGAACCTCCAAGGACGGTGCGGATGAGCGAAACAGCCGCGAACGTGGCCGAACAGGGGCCTCTAGGCGAGTGGCGCGATGCGGATGGCCGGCCACTGCGAGAGGGGGCATTCTACTGGGCGCTTCCGGTCCATCCAGACACCGATCTAGCCTGGCAAAGCGAGGAACAGCCGGCGCTATTCGCTGGCGGCGAGCGCTGGTTCTGGATCGGCGTGACGGGCGACGGTCCGGACGGGTCATGGCCGG